CCGACCCTCTCTTTTCATAAAATCGTAGTTTTTTTCTAAAAATGAGGTATCATTAAAAAATGATAAAACGCGGAAGAAAATCAGAAGCCTCAATAATCTCGCCACAGGCGCGGATTTTGACCACTAACACTAGGTTGGCTGCTCCAGCTCACCTCACCGATGCTGAAATATCGGTTTGGACTGAGGTGGTCAATGACCAACCAGCTACTTCGTTTACGGCTACCCATTCGCCACTGCTTGAGATGTACTGTCGGCACATAGTCCAAGGTCGTATCTTGGCCGATGAGATTCTCAACTTTGACCGAAGCTGGCTTGCCGATGACGATGGCCTTAAACGCTATGACCGATTGCTTGGCATGGCGGAGCGCGAAACACGAGCCGCTTCTTCATTGGCTACTCGGATGCGTATCACTAGACAAGCCCTTCACCCTGAAACCGCCACTAACGCGGTTACTCGACATGTAAAATCTAAAAAGCCATGGGAAATGGCTGAGATGGTAGATAACGAATAACAATGGCTAAATTATCAGCAAGAACGCTTAGGAACATAAAGTGGATTGAATCCAACCTATATATTCCTGATGGTAGAATGGTTGGTCAGCCTTTTTTGCTGACAGGTGAGCAGAAAGAATGGATGGAGTTGATTTACGGCTCTCCGACTAGAATGTTTATTGACAGCATGGGCCGTAAGAATGGTAAGACTACTTTCTCGGCTGCCATTACGTTGCTTCACTTAGTTGGGCCTGAGTATGTACACAATGGCCAGATATTCTCAGCAGCGCAATCTCGTGACCAAGCCGCTATTCTTTTTAGCTTGTGCGCTAAGATGGTAAGATTGTCACCAACACTGTCACAGTTTGTTGGTGTACGTGATACGGCTAAACAGCTTTACTGCACTGAGCTTGGCACATTGTATAGAGCGCTGTCTGCGGATGCCTCTACAGCATACGGTTTAAGTCCGTCACTTATCATTCACGATGAGTTGGGTCAGGTTAAAGGGCCTAAGTCAGAATTATTTGAGGCTTTGGAAACGGCTGCTGGCGCTCAGGCCAAACCGTTGAGCATTGTAATTAGTACACAAGCGAGGACAGACGGTGATTTACTTTCAATTCTTATTGACGATGCTCTTACTGGCGCAGACCCTACAATCAAAGTTATTCTTTATACGGCTCCGCTTGAAGATGACCCATTTGCGGAAGAAACGATTAAGAAAGCAAACCCACATTACAAGCTGATGAATAAAACTGAAGTGATGAAACAAGCGTCTGATGCCAAGAGAATGCCGAGTTCAGAGGCTTCTTACCGTAACTTAATATTAAATCAGCGCGTAGAATCGTCAAATCCGTTCGTAACTAGGACAGTTTGGCAAGAAAACGGTGAATTACCAGCAGAAATGGAAGGATTATCTTTCTATGCTGGTTTAGACCTTTCTTCTGTAAATGATTTGACTGCACTGGTACTTGTAAGTGATAATGGAGATGTTCATTGTAGATTTTGGTTACCAGAAGAAGGATTGGCTGAAAAATCAAGGTCTGACAGGGTTCCGTATGATATATGGGCAAAAGAAGGTTATTTACTAACCACACCTGGTCGTTCTATTGAATATGAATTTATTGCTTACGAATTGCGTGATATATTTAATACATGTAATATTAAACAATTAGCATTTGACCGATATAACATGAAGTTCTTGCGACCTTGGCTTGAGAAAGCAGGGTTTAGCGAAGAAGAACTTGAACGGTTTGTTGAGTTTGGACAGGGATTTATTTCTATGTCACCAGCAATCCGTGAATTGGAATCAAAATTGCTACAGAAACAACTAAAGCATGGAAATCATCCTGTGCTTACAATGTGTGCAGCAAACGCCATTACTGTAAATGACCCTGCTGGTAATCGTAAGTTTACGAAACAGAAGTCTAATGGAAGAATTGATGGTATGCAAGCGTTAGCTCAGGCAGTTGGTGTTATGCCGCAAGAAGCAGAAGATGATTTTGATGATTATTTAAGGAACGCCATTTCACTATGAACTTTTTTACTAGAATTGGTAGCTGGATGCAAGAAGGTCTTAGGCGCATTGTTGGCGTTCAATATGGCATTCCTACCTCTTATGCAGAACAATCAGCTTCGCCAGTTACGTTTGATAGTGCTATGCAACTTAGTTCAGTGTGGGCTTGTGTTAAATTAATCTCAGAAACAGTATCTAGTTTACCTTTAACTATTTACAAAATGACACCAAATGGTAGAAAAATTGATGTAAACCACCCATTATCTATACTTTTTAACGGTAAAGTAAACCGTTATCAGACTAAAATTGAGTTTTTTGAAACAGTTTTGCTTAATTTGCTTACATCTGGCAATGCTTATTGCTATATACAACGAATTAATGAAGAAAGGATAGTTGGTTTATTGCCATTGATGTCTGCTGATATGACAACTACTCTTTTGGAAGATGGCTCAATAGTTTATGAATATGTTACTGATTCTGGTGTGAATGTTTACTCTGAAAAGAATGTATGGCATTTAAAACTGATGGGTAACGGTGTTATTGGTCTTAGTCCACTAGCATACCAACGAAATACACTAGGAATTGCCCAAGCAGCCGAATCTGCCGTTACTAATATATACAAAAATGGCGCTAAACCGTCAGGTGTGTTATCAATGGATAAATTCTTAACGCCTGAGCAACGCGAATTAGTGCGTAGTAAGTTTTATAACTTGTCAGCAGGTGCAGAAGATCGATTAATGGTTCTTGAAGGCGGTATGAAATTTGATTCTATTAGCCTTTCTCCACAAGACATTGAGTTATTAGCTTCTCGCCAATTTCAAATTAGTGAGGTATGCCGTTGGTACGGTGTGCCTTCAGTTATGATTAACGATACATCAAGTTCTACAGTGTGGGGTTCAGGTATTGAACAAATAGTGTCAGGTTTTTACAAATTGACATTAAGACCATTAATGGAGAAAATTGAAGCATCTATTTTAATTAAATTAATGAATCCTAATGACGCACAACGACATGAGGTTGAATTTGACTTTAACGCACTTACTCGTTCAGACCTAAAAACAAGGTTTGATTCGTACCGAGTTGGTATCTATGGTGGTTTTATGACACCTAATGAAGCACGAAGGCTGGAAGGTATGCCAGATGAAGATGGCGGAGATGATTTAATAGTACAAGGCGCAAATGTTAGATTAACAAGTCTTAGTGAAATGCCTAATGAAAATATAAATTAAAAATAATGAAGCGATGTTAGTTGCAGCTAACACCGCCTCTGCTAAAACAACTATAGGGAGTTGAAATGAGCGAAAATAATATTATCACGAAACAGTGTAGTATATGTAAAGAAATAAAGAATAATATTGATTTTAGAGGTCATAAATTAGGAAAAAATGGTACAAGGTCAAATTGTAAAATATGTGAATTAAAATATAAAAAACAATATAGAGAAAAAAATAAAGAAAAAATATCTATATCTTATAAAAATTGGGCGCAAAATAATTCTGAAAAGAAAAATGCAATAAATACAAAATGGTTTGATTTAAAAAAAGAAAATGATTTTACTTTTGTATTAACGCAACAAATACGAAGTTTAATTAATATTAGTATTCGTTCAAATGGATATAAAAAAGAAAGTAAAACTGAGCAAATACTAGGATGTAGTTATAATCAATTTAAAATTCATTTAGAAAAACAATTTTTAAAAGGAATGAATTGGAATAATAGAAGTGAATGGCATATTGACCATATAGTTCCAATAAGTTTAGCAAAAGATGAAGAAAGTATAATTAAATTAAATCATTTCACAAATCTTAGACCATTATGGGCTAGAGATAATATAATAAAGAGCAATACTAGAACACACTTAATATGAGGTTGACAAAATGGAAACCAAGCAAATATCACTATCTAATACGGAGCTAAAATTCGTAGGCAATGCTTTTGCCTTTAGCGGATATGCCTCTATGTTTAACGGTGTTGATTCTTATGGCGATACTATTGAACCAGGCGCTTATAAGAACACTTTAGAAGGCCGTGAAAGACCAGTTCGCATGCGCTGGAATCATTATGGCGATATTATCGGCAAATGGACAAGCATACGCGAAGATGAGAAGGGTCTATATGTAGAAGGCGAATTAACACCTGGCCATACTAAGGCGGCAGACGTATTTGCATCATTGAAACACGGTGCAATTGATGGGTTATCTATTGGCTATCGCGTAAAAGCATTTAACCAGTTAGACAACGACAGACGCTTACTTAAAGAAATTGATTTAGTAGAAATTAGTGTAGTTGAAGAACCTGCCGATTTAGCAGCTCGTATTTCAGAAGTTAAGTCAGCATTAGAATCGGCTAATTCACTAAAAGAAATCGAGAGCTTACTGCGTGACGTTGGCGGCTTCTCAAGGGTTGATGCGAAGCATCTTGTTAGTAAAATCAACTCCCTAAATCAGCGTGAAGCTGAGGCGGAAAAACAAAAACAAGATATTGCAAGTTTATTACTTAAATTTGGCATTA